TATATCCGTTCCTCAACGATGACAGCCGTTGCTTTCTGCCCCTTACTGATGAGGTATTGCGAATGTTCCATTGTGACTTGACGCACAACACGACTCACGCCCAGGTTACGCCCCACGTTGAGATATTTGTTATGCAGCTTCTTGCCGATTGCGGAATTCCGAAACTCCGGTTGAACATAGAAATGTGTTCCGACTATAAACTTCTCGCCGGTCAGTGGGTCTAAATCCCAAAACCCCGAAACGAAAGCAACGATCTTGCCGTTCATTTCCCCGATGTATAAGTGGTTATTGTCGTGCTTGATAAAGTCGTACATCTTGGCGCACCACATTTCCTGATTCGGATTAGCGTTGGGGTTTTCTTCCAAGGTCATTTGCCGCCATAAATCACCGCAAACGGGGATGTCACAAGGGAATGCTCGGCGCACATGGATTCCGTTCTGTCGTTCAATCCCTTCATTGACGATGGCGGCAGTGGCAAAGTTGTATAGATTTCCGTCTTGCGATTTGTAATAAGGAGCGCAATTAATATCCCAAAGGTCGATGTTCTGAATGTCGTACCAAGAGATGAGTTTAATATCCAACCCCTGATGCCAAACTTGGGCGTAGGAAACCTTTTGCTCGACTTCCTGAAACTTCGTGTTACCAAGCGCAAAGAGGTATTTAATCATATCGGAAGTGAATATCTTATTGTCGGCATTGCCCTCGTTCCACAGGTTGCTTGCGGCTTTGATTCTAAAATTACATACTTGATCTTTATATAACTGGAATAATTCAATCGCCTTATGGATCTGGCAGAGATTGTCGATTACATAGAAACAAGTCCATATCTTGCGGCCTGTTCGTTTACAGTATTCGAGAAATTCAATATCTTTGCCGTGTGATTCCATGTGAAACGAAAGACTGATTTCATCGACTCCGTGAGGGGTTCTTAGCCCTGCATCAAGCAGTTCATTCAGATAGGTTTCGTCACAAAGTTTTATTCCGTTGGTTAAAAGATTAACCTCACCCAACTTGGATAATCGTCGGATGATTTCGGGAAGGTCTTTGTGGGTTGTCGGTTCGCCTCCCGTTAGGATGAACGGGGCAAGGTGTTTATTCGCCCCAGCCTCTTGAATAATATCATCCACTGACCGTTCCGAACCGTTGTTGTCGTGGTAACAGTATTTACATTTAATATTGCATTTTGAAGTAACGTCTATCAAATAGCCGTCATAAATCCCCTGCCCTTGCGCTGATTTGAACCATTGCGGGTCACGCTCGACTATTGATTCAAACATCCCATGAATAGGGCATTGCTTGGTTATCATCACATTTTTCTCAATGTGAACCACCGCCGGGATTTTAGAATAACATACAGGGCATAAGGATTCTGTTATCTTCATGTGTTGTCCGATCTGCTTATCTCGTACCATTTGTTGTCGGCCTTGCAGATAAGCGTTAAAGTGTCCGTTGCGTTCATGGTAAAATTAGCCGAACCGTTTAAATAGATATTCGTGCCGTCCGTGATCGTTAAAGTGTGCGCCGCTATAAGCGTGATGATCTGTCCGGTCGCTCCATCGTCAAAGTCTGTTATCGTAGTCGTGCCGCCAGATAAGAACAAACGACCACCGTTGACAGAAGGAGTCGCATCATCGGCAAGGGTTTCAATCTGTCTCGTCACCCGGCCTAACAATAGATAGATATTCTGAAACCATCTATCCAGTTCCATCGGGTCGTAGGTTCCGTTGGTTTGCATTTTCGGCGGTCTTGAAAGTAAATCCTTCAATTATTCATAATCTCAATTTCTTCCGTTGCGCCCACTAGGACTAAATCTTGATCGCTCGATAATCTAAATTCGTATTGTCGGCTGCGGTACATCCCCACTCTCGTAATGGGAATAACAAAGATACCTTGATTGCTTGGGTTGAGATTCAGTGAAACGCTCACCCAATTCTCATAAATCGGGTTGCCGTCATTTCTCCATCGGACGGAAAGGGTTGTTGTGGTTTCACTGGTGGAAAAGACTTTAGCCTTGACGATTAACCGATGACATCTTTTTCTTGACCATGTATTATGGTCTATCCATCCCGTCTTGCGGTAGGAAACCATGATGGCACTGTCATCTTCAAAGGTATCACGGTCAATCTCGTATATTTTGCCGTCTGCTCTGGATTGGATAAGGTGCTTGTTCCATGCCTTCGCAAAGCAAGAATGCTGCCCCAAATACCGATCATGCGTAGAAGTTCCGACATTCCAGTAGCCCCACTTATACCAAATGTCCGACTTGTAATCGTAAGCCCATGACTCACCGGCGGTTGGAAACTGAAAGAGAACTATCGCTATCCCACCCGCGCAAATCACAGAAGCCGTTGCATCATAGACATCACTCATGTCGGCAAGGTTCCGGGCAATCGGTTCAGAGATAACCTGTGGTTGACGGCCGGCCATTTTAATGATGACTCGCTTACCGTCGATCACGCACACCGCAAAAACGGTGTTGTCCGCCATCGTGTAACCGTAAAGAGCCTCAAGGCCTGACTTAGTAAATGCCCCTTGAATGGGCACAAAAGGCGTAGCACCGTCATCTTGCCATATCTCTAATCCCTGGCTTCCCCATGCGTAGATGTCCTGATAGACCGCAAAGAGAGCCTTTAAATCGTCAGCATGGGCCTCACAGGTTAAGGGGTTGTCTGTTGATCCCCAGTAATCGTTTTCGATGTCACCACTTCCGGGGTTCGTATCGGTGAAGTACCACTGGTTTGTATCTGGCACATTGGCGATAAACCGTCCGTTAAGCCAACTCACATGCGTAGCAGCGGGCGTGGAAGCGTCCGTAGGTGCGGTAATAGAAACAGCGTCCGTGGTATAAACCAAATCGCTTGCCGCCATGTAAAGCCACGGTGTCCCGTCCAAGGCCTGACCGTCTGCAAAGATACAGGTCGTTCCCGAAGAACCGGGGAATGTCCCGGTCAGTTCAGTACAGGTTCCATCCGATTCTACCTTGAAAGCCTTACCCCCGGATACGGCTATGACTAATTCAAGCGCATCCCAATAAAATAACCCGTCACCCTGTAATCCGGTTGCCGTGTCGCCAAATGCCTTTAATCCCGGCCTGCGCCTTGTGACGTACCCGAATCCCGGCAAGGACTCCATATAGCAGTCCACCATGTCATCGGGTGACGTGGACGATGCCACGGAGTCGGAGTTGTAATACGGTTTTGTATTTAACGGTAATTGTACGCTCTGTGTCATAGTTTGCTCGTATCAATCTCTGCTACGGTTTTAAAGATGTCTGCCCTTTCCGGTCTGGTAAAGGTCACTCTATTGCGTTCGGGTCGTGGCTTGATGGTGTCCTGCGGGTGCCGTTCTTCATAATCATCAGGGCAAACCATTCGATTATCCCAAGTCTTGCGGAGTTCCGATGCTTTGAATTTAAATCCGCATGAGTCGCAAATTGCGTTCCAGTCACCATGCTTATAATAATCAGCGTGTCCTTTTCTCATTATGCACCCTGAGAAATTGTAAAGATAACCACTCCCGAAGTATGCGAAGCTACCGCTACTCTTACGCCGGTTGATCCGGGTTCAGCCGTGCCATACCAATCGTCGGTCTGTGCTGTGGTCAGGTCATACCAAGATGGAGTCTGGTTGCCAAAAATATCATCGTTGGTGTTCTGAACTGTGTAGGAAATCGTGCCGGAAATATCGCATCCCACCGCCGCACCGTTTCCAGAACATCGGTCAACAGGAATACAAGGCGAATGGGCTAAAGCCGTCCAGCCAACGTCTAGGGTGTTCGCCCCCAAGGTCGCACTGGAAATCATACTGGTAATGGTTTTGAAATATTTTGTAAGATTGATCGTGTTTGCAGCCGGGCCAGCAATGTCTTCGGTCTGCGTCCGTCCTTCTGCGTCCGTACCAGTTACGGTCATTGTAATGGCGGAAAGATCGGCGGCTGATGCCATCGTCACCTGATGAGCGCATCCGTCCGTCAAGGCAGAGTTGGCCGTTGTCCACGGTGTACCCGTAATATCACCCGTTACGTCATTGAAGAATCCGTCTGCATCAAGCGCATCCAGCGTATAAGTCTTAGTTTTCTGCCGCATATTAACCTCCGATATTGTTGAGGGGGATTTCCCGCCCCCTCATCGGGGTTAATTATTAGGTCGTGCCATCAGCATCAAAAGCCAACGGGTACATGAAGGTGATACCAGCAGCCGTAATCTGGTTGCCGCTGCAAAGTTTGGTATTGGCTACAAAGGCTCCAACGCCACCAGTTCCAGAAGCCGCATCCGAAATACATTTGTTGTCCACAACTAGACACTTCTGGGAAACATCGTTAACGGTAACAGCCGCCACATGAATAATGTTATTGTCAATAACCCCTGCGCCATTGATATTAGCAAATGTAGCATCGGTCTTAATGTAAACACCATCGGACGCACCTTCCCGGATAAGATTGTGTCTGATTTTCAAACCGGACGCATTACCAGCTCCAATGTAAATAACTTCATTGGTAAACGCACCGTCAAAGTCGCAGTTTTCAATCGTGAGTAACTCAGTGGCGGCTGTCACAATAGCATTAGATGCGGTGATTGAACTTTGAGAACCCACAAACTGACAGTTATAAAAACTCATGCCGTTGTCGTATGCTGTCAGAGTAAACAGATCACCAGCCGCTTCCGGTATAAACCGTACATTAATCCATCTACATCCAAGGTGTTCAGTTGAGGAAGTATGTCTGCCCTTAAGTGTAGGTTTATCATACGCATCACAAGAACCGACTCCGATGATGTCACACTTCGCAGGGAATACGTCCAGGGATGCGGTTTCACTATCTGCTGTATAAAAGATGGTATTGCGTCTTGCCCATCGGTCAGCACCCCTTGCAATATCTAAATTACTAATTTCAACAGCCTTGGGCAGCGTCTTAAACGGTTTAGCAAATGATTTACCTGTATTGCCGTCACTGCCTGAATTGTTGTCAACAAAGTAAGTGCTGCCCGAAAAATCCTTTTGAAATGCTCCTACCATCGGGATACCGTTCCAAGTCGGCATTCCTTTTCCTAATCTATATGTACTCATTAAAGCCTCCAGTTTATTCAACCAGCATTTCTGCCAGAGGGGTTAGGAGAGGGTTTTTAAGCCCTCTCCGGTTAAAGACTA